ATCATTGAACACCACTATACCTTGTCTCCAAGGCTATAACGAAACCATTGAGCTTTAATACCCCATGGATGGTACTCACGCTTTCCTCGATATTATAAACGTCAGAACTCCTCGCGCAACAGGTGTTAGTTTACATACTAAATCTTTGCTTGCTAGTAGTATCTCGCGTACTGATTCAGTACTCGCTGAGAAACCTACCATCCTTTTTAACAATGCGAAATAAGCGTCACCATGAACATTACAATCGGATAGATCACCGTGGGCCCAGGGTACCACGTCCGCAGACATCTTAGATATCCAATTGTAGTCATCAGCCGTAAACGTTAAATTGCCGTAATTTAAAATGGATACACAACGGATCCAATCTATACAATAGTTCTTTGAATTTTGCAAGACATAGGTGTCTATACCAGTTACATTAACAATGGTTTGGAAAGTAGTCTTTGACATGTCTATCATGGTCATAGTTTTGCCAGTTTTTACATCGACATTTTCAAACATGAATAGACATATTGAATCTGTTGATGTTTTGAATTTCAATAAGCCATACTGTGATAGATCTGATTTCAGAAATGATTCAGAGTCGGCGACACCCATTAATACAGTGATATAACTTGTATACCCATTATTCACTACACATGTGTATCCAGTCTCTATCTCCTTTATCTTTTTGGTTGAAGTCGAAGTCGCTGTTGGATGTGTAAACGTGTGTAGATAGTGTGAGATGAATTCAACATCGTCATTCCATAATAACGCTGAAACCACAGCTCCAGCCTCCGTATCCGCAGGTGTACTTAACCATATGTATGCAATTAATGCGTATAAACTTGGCGTCATAACTGTCTTCTCTACTAAGGCCGCCAAGTCGCGCAGGATAGCTTGACCATCAAATACTTTAGATTCTTCAACGCAATCATTAAGATCTGCATTTGCGTCAGCTACTGCAGATGCCATTACTGCATAATATAAAGCTTGAGACACGCTTTTGTTTATTACGTGTATCATACTCATCATGCTGTGTGCGCCATCATCTTTTAAATCCCAAAATATGCTGTTTCTAGCGTACGTGTTAGGATTCGAAAATGCGGCATATGTTGCCTCATAGTTCTTTGTTTCATATTGAAATCTTTCAGCGAATACATTAGTGAAGCACATCCAAGCGAATGCCTGAAAACAACTCACCCTATTGGTTTTCAAATCATGATCATTAGACAAAAATCTTTTGATGGTCACCGGGTATGTGTCTTTATAGCTTTCACCCTTATAGCCAAGCAAATGACCCCCATTCCTGAACAATCCGGCACAAGTAGATCCCATAAGTGGAATCCCTATTATTGGGCACTGTTTTGCCTCAACATTTTGTGACTTATAAGCATTATAAATTCGTAATCCTAGCGATGATCCAAACCTAGCCTTCATTTTATCTAGATTATCTAACTCTTCAATAGCATCATGTATTATATTTATTATCCCTGGGTTAATGGCTAATGGTAGAATAGCACATTCTAATTTATCTAATTGAACTGCTCCTGACAATTCCTCACTTTCAGGAAGTGGATCGAAGCTTTTATAATCTATTTCCGATGTTACAAATATGTTGAAAAGAGATTTCAGATCCATGTCACTCCAGGTACACACTCGATTTTCTTTTCAGGCGTTCATGCC